CCACCAATTACACCGAACCAACGAGACTAATATGCCTCTTTATGAATTTGGTTCGCGGGAAGAGCTTCCAGGACCTAATCATTTTCTACAACAATCCCAAGATTTCCGTTCAGATGAACAGAAAGAAAATGGTCCTTTATCGATTTATCAACCGGATTCTCCAGAGGTACTAACTGCTCGCACTCAAGCAGATGAGACGATCAATACTTCGGGGGCTCAGGTTAAGATTTATCCACGTACTGATAATGCGGATTTTGATCTTGTGTGGGAAGAAGATCCCGATCCGACGTACTTGAATCATTATCGTATGAAGGCTTTTTTCAAACCCGCTAATTTGAAGATTGAATTGAAGAAGTGGGGGATTCAGACTGAAGCTCCGACTGAGATTGTCTTCAGTCATAGGATGCTCTATGAGGTGTTTGGTGAACGGATGTTGCGGGCTGGTGATGTGATTTACTTGCCTTATAATGCGGCTGCGATTAATCCGACTCATTATCGTGTAACTAACGGAGCACCTTCTGGGAATTTCCGTTATGTGTGGCTTTATTTTACTTGCCAGGCTGTTGTGCTTAAGGCCGATAGTACGATTCGCCCCCAAGATGATCTTCAGGATCGCCCCCAAGATGATCCGGGCGGTGCTGGTTTTCGGGAGTCTTATTAATGGCTACTGGTTTTGATCCTTTGCGTCGTGCTCTTGAAGTTAAGATGCATGCGGTTGTGAATGATGCGGCTCGTGATATTGCTGATCGGGTGAATAAGGTTGAGCCTCAGTTTAGGGCGAAGCCGGAGCAGACGGGTTCGGGGCCTCAGGCGGCTGAGGTGACTGTTACGGGGGCTGCTGAGTTACCCAAAGATAAGAAGGCTAAGATTATTCAAGGAATCGAGGCGGCAATTGAGGATACTTTAAAACGATGAAATTATGCAATGAATGTGGAGAAAGTGATCATGAGGTTCTCCAATTTGATCATATTGATAACGACGGCATCAATGGTTCAAAATATGGCGTTGCTGCATCGAGATATCGAAAATATATCAACACTGATTTAAACATACAATTATTGTGTTGTAATTGTCATCAAATAAAGTCAGTAAACAAATTGAAGGTTTAAAGTGGGTATCTATCAATTTGATGGCGATCTCCGACAGTCTCCGAATCCTGAGTCTTTGGGGCCGCATGTTCGTAAGATTCCTGCTATTCAGCAGCTTGATGATATTCAGGATAAGCGTGTTGAACTCATGGGTGAGTTCACTGGGCAGTATTCTGCGTATGTTCGTGAGGATGTGCCTGTTGCTTTTCATGCTCTTGAGCGTTCTTTGAAGCATTATTTTGGTGATCTTCCGGTTCCGGCTAAGGATCATGTTCGGTTTATGAGGGTGCGGATTGCGGGTTCTAATCGGGCTGTTTTGATGCATACTCAGGCTCAGCAGGAGGGGCAGACTATTCTTCCTATTGCTGCTCTGTCTGGTGGGAAGGATTATGAATTTAATCCAGAGAAATATAGTTTACCCTTTTTCCCTATGGCTGTTCGTTATCTTAATAACTCGCGTAATAAGGTTGCGAAGGTCTTTCGGCCTGTTCCGGTTTTGGTGAATTACACGTTGACTGTGGTTACTGAATCGAAGCGTGATATGGGTACGATTCAGACTCATTTGATGCGTCGGTTCAATCCTTATGCTGAACTGATGGTTGATGATGGGAGAATCAGTGGTGCTGTTCAATTGCATTATAAAGGTGCAAATACCACTACTGAATTGGAAGTTCCTTTTGATCAGGACCAAGTAAATACTTGGGAATTGAATTTTCAAGCTGAGACTTGGATTCCTTTGCCAGAGCTTGTTACGCCTACTGTTCGCGGTACGATTGCCGTTTGGAAAGAAAGCTGCACGAGCACAGTTGATCTAAACATTCCTCCGTTTCTAGAAGCCGGGACCTAAGATGGCCAACATCAAATCAAAGACAAAAGCACGTGCAAAAGATATTAAGCGTGCTCGGACTAATGAGCATAATCCTATTCGGATTATCAACTGTTCCAATCAAATGATCCCTGTGCAATTGAGTGCAGAGGGCGAAGACTTTTTTCGTGGACAACAGCAGATACAATTGCAATCAGGTAAAGATGTACTGATTGATGAGAAATATCTGATTAAGGGGCAGGCCGAAAACTTGCAACAACGCGGTTTGTTAAAACTAATAAAACCAACTGTCAGCGAGTGATATTCGCCTTCAATAGAATACGCTCCGTTCTAGCAAAATTACCTTTGAAACATCTAATAATTGCGGAGCTTTGAAACAATGCCAACTTACTTGAGCCCCGGCGTCTACTCAAGAGTGGTCGAAATCGCTCAGCTGCCTAACGCAGCTGGTCCTCTTCGTCCCGGCTTTATTGGTACCGCCCAAAAAGGCCCAGTGAACACGCCAGTATTAATCACTAATGCTCAGCAGTTCATTGATGTCTTTGGAGAGCCCTTCCCCAACAGCTATCTTGGATACGCAGTCCTGGCTTACCTTGAAGAAGGAAACCAAGCCTACGTGCTTCGAATCGGTGTTGAGTGCGAAGAAGGCCAACCAGCTTCTTTGAATGAAGTCTGCATCGACACAAGCGGTTCCCGAATCGAAGGTTGGGGCCGTGTCCCAGTCTTCTCCGGAATCGATGTCGGTCGTTTGACACTGCGTGGTATTGGCAACGGTGCCAACGACAACCCACCACCAGTCTCATTCCACCCGTCCAGCATTTTCAACATCAACTATACTGATGCTAGCCTCAGCTCCACCAATGGTGCGACTGCTGCTACTCTTGGTATTCTTGGGAATTACACTGGCGATATCGACGACTCCTTCACACTCGTCGTCAACAGCGAACCAGACCTCTCTTCAGGAGCAGGCATCGGTGGTTCCGAATTCCAGATCATCCGAAACAGCGACGGTGAAGTGCTCGTGGACGACGTAATCGTCGACCCAAGTGCTAACAACGTCTCGAACTACATCGCTATTCCAGACGCTGGATTCAGTGTTCGAGTTCAACTGACTTCAGGCGAACTTGATGTCGGTGACACATTCACATGGAATGTCGAGCCCGATAACCAATCCTTCGCTGTAGCAGTCGAAGGGGCAACGACTCCTAACGTGTACCAAATGCCAACGGCAACGTACACCAGCGTTAATGCTTTCGTCAACGCCGCAAACGCCCTGTTGGTTTCAGAAGATTACATCTTCGTCAACACGGTGCTCGAAGGTGTTGAGACAGCAGAAATCGTCTCGGTCACTGAAGGCGAGAGACTTCAACTGACAGCGACCAACGCTTTTGCTTTGGAAGTCGACACGCAACAATTCGCTTGGGATATCCCACGTGCATTCTTGCTCGGCCTTGATCCAGGTCCTCACACCTTCAGCTCGCAGAACAACCGAGTTCTGTTGAACGTGATCGGCGAAAACGACACCCAACAAATCGGTGTCTCGGTCGCAACTGGTAACAACATTACCACTGCCTCGATCGTCGGAACAATCGACGGAGCTGGAACAACCGGTGGTGAAGTCTACTACGAAGCAATCGAATTGACAGTACCCGGTGGAACAACCCACTTGGTCATCATCGCTTCCGAAGACCACCAGTACGATACTCTTGAGCTTGAAGCCAACTTCAGTAATATTAAGGTTCTACGATTCGCTGATGAGGTTGATATTCTCAATCCTTATCGCCGAAGCTACCGTGGTTTCTTCGACAGCCGATTGTCGCTGCCAGTTCCTGGTCAGAACAACCCTGCCAACCCGCTTTCCTGCGAAAACAACCCGTTATCAGCGGCTTGTGTCTCGGACACGAACTACTTCCAAAACATCGTTGGATGGTTCGTCGCTCCAAGTGCCGGAACATGGGCAGATGACGTCACAGTTCAGCTCTCCCTCTTCACCGAGGGTGTGGGTGACATCGCTGGCCGTTACAAGTTGATTGTTCTTGGTCGTGAAGGAGAAATCCTTGAACGAGTCGAAGACTTCACATTCGACAAGAACGACAGCAACTACGTCGCTAACCTGATTAACCCAGGTTCCAGCGGTGGCGGTCTTCGCGGAAACCTCTACGTTCATTGGGAAGAGCGTCCCGGCTTCTTGAACAATGATCCAAACTTGTCGACTTACGAAATTCGTCAGCCTTCGCAGTTTGCTTCTCGTCAGTACACTGGTGGTGCCAATGGTATCCCAACTGACCCAAGCTTCTCGAATTTGCTGGACGCTGCTATCATTGGTAGTCCTCAGCTTGCGACTGGTTTGTATGCCTTCGAGAACCCAGAGGGGTTGGAAGTCGATGTGCTCGCTACTCCAGGATTCAGTTCTGGTGCGGTGATTGGTACTGCGATTCAAATCGTCTCGGGCCGTGGTGACTCAGTCTACCTCGTCGATCCTCCGTTCGGGCTTCGCCCACAACAAACGGTCGATTGGCACAATGGTATGCTCTTGAGCGATCTGCAGCAAGCGATCAACACGAGCTATGCTGGTCTTTACACTGGTTGGTTGCTGGTCTTCGATCAGTTCTCTGGTCAGAACGTTTGGATTCCACCATCCGGCCACATTTCCGCTGTCTTCAGCCGCAGTGCTCGTGAAGGTGAACCGTGGTCGGCTCCTGCCGGTCTTCGTCGTGGTCGGCTCTTGAGCCCAATCGCGGTCGAATACTCGCCAACTCAAGGTGAACGTGACCTGCTCTACGGATCGGGCAACAGCGTTAACCCAATTGTGAACTTCACTCAAGAAGGACTGACCGTCTGGGGTAACCGAACGTTGCAACGTGGTGAGTCTCCTTTGAGTCGGATGGACGTCCGATTGCTTGTGAACCGCGTACGACGTGGCTTGGCTCAGTTGCTCCGCAACTTTGTCTTTGAGCCCAACGATCGTGTTTTGTGGTCGCAGGTTCGGGCTTCGATCAATCCGTTCTTGGCTGATATTCAGTCTCGTCGCGGTTTGGTTGAGTTTGTTGTGATCGTGGATGAGAACAACAATACTCCTGAGCGAATTGATCGTGGTGAGCTTTGGGTTTCGGTGATTTTGGTACCGCAACGCTCGGCTGAGATCGTCGTGCTCAATATTGGTGTTACTCGTCAGAGCGTTAGCTTGACTTCGGAAGAAGTCTTGTCGGCTGTTGGCGTTACGAATGGTGGTTAATCGTTAGAGCGATTGTCGTCAATGGGGAGCCCCTAGAAGGCTCCCCATTGGTGTATTTTGGGGGTCACCCCTTCTTTAACATGGGGTGTTGGCGGTGTGGTCAACGCCCCATTTTTGTATTCTTTCCAAACATATTATACTTGGGGAGACATGCTATGGATACTTTCATGACAGTTGAGTCTCTTGACTCGAAACACCGCACCCAGTTTGAACCTATATTACGATCTTGTATCGATGAGACTCAAATCGATCTTGAGCAGAGTATCCCACATTATCTTTATAGTCTTGGGCAGAGTGGTGGGATTATAGGGTTCAATATTTATGGTGATCCTATTGGTTATGTTCTTTATAATCGGCAGCAGAATAAGCCGGTTCTTTTGATGCATTTTTGGGTGCATCCGAAATTTAGACGTCAGAAGGTTGGGGCTCGGATGATGGCTCATATTAGTCGTGCTGAGTATCCTCGTCCGATCATGACAATTTTGAATGAGACATTACTTGCCGCACAATTGTTTTTGAAGTCTCTAGGGTTCGTTTGCACCAAAATTATTAATAGCGATGAACTTAATAATGACCAGTACCAGTTCATAGCGAACTCACAAAATCCCATGAATCGTCTTGCGGTTTATAATCCGCAGATCTTCTAGGAAAAATTACTAATAGCACGAATC